AAGCAGGGCTACGGCGCGGACACGATCTCGATCCTTCTCCAGGACACCCCGGAGTACAAGGCCCGGTTCGCGGGCAACGAGGACCGGGCGAAGAAGGGTCTGGCGGTCCTGTCCCCTGCCGAGTACCTGGCCACGGAACAGGCGTACCGGCAGATCATGCAGGAAGCCGGACTACCGAAGGGCTTCTACGACAACGCCGCCGATTTCCGGCAGTTCATCGCCAGCGATATCAGCCCGACCGAGATCAAGGGCCGGGTGGACCTGGCGTCCCAGAAGCTTTTCCAGGCCAACCCGGACGCCATCAAGGCGCTCCAGCAGCTCTACGGCGTGGACAAGTCGATGCTGACCGCCTACTACCTGGACCAGAAGCGGGCGCTGCCGCTTCTCCAGAAGCAGGCGCAGGCCGCCGACTTCGGAGCGGAAGCGCTCAAGCGGGGCCTGACCCTGGACCGTGGGGACCTGGAGGATTTCGTCACCTCGGGTCTGTCCCTCCAGCAGGTGTCGTCCGGGTTCCAGGCCGTGGCCGAAGCGCTGCCCAACATTCAGGCCATCGCCGCCCGCTTCGGGGACAGCTCTTTCAGTCAGCAGGAACTGGAGCGGGACCTGGTGGGCGGGCAGACCAACAGCACCGGGGACACCCGGCGCAGGCGTCTGGCTTCGCAGGAGCGAGCCCTGTTCCAGGGCTCTGGCGGAGCAACACCCGGTGGCCTGGGACAGGGGTATCAGGCCGTATAGTGGTCGTGGGCCGACTCACCATAAGAGTTACACGCGGGACCTGCATCGGGGGATGCGGGTCCCTTTGTGTTTGGTATGGGGTACATTCCTTTCCGAAAGATCGGAAGGGATCGCCTGGCCCCCTTCTCTACAAGTCCAGGACCGGAGCGACCGCCCACCCCGGGGCGGCCTGGCCATAAGAGGGAGAAGGCTCTGATGAGCGGTGGCATGGGTTACTACGACGGTGACATCTACGGCGACCCCGGGGACGGACAGTTCGACGGGGATGGTTCTGGTCAGCAGCAGCAGCGGAAGAATCCGCTCCGCGACCACCTGAAGAAGGTGGAAGAGCAGAACTCGGAACTCCTGAAGGTTGTTCAGGCGCTCCAGGCGGAAAACCGCCAGGCCAAGATCACGTCGCAGCTCCAGGCCAAGGGCTACGACCCGGCAGTGGCAGCACTGTACGGGGACAGGGAGCCCGAGAAGCTGGACGAGTGGCTGACCAGTGTTGGCCCACTCCTGGCGAAGAAGCCCGACCCCACGGGGTCTGAGGGCACCAACCAGGGGCAGGGTGGATCACCGGCTTCGACCGTTCCGGCTGAGGGACAGGCAGCGATGCAACAGCTTCAGCAGGTCGGCAACATGGCGGCACCGCCGCAGGGCACGGAGGCTGAGCAGATTGCGCAGATGCGCAATGCTCAGGACCCCCAGGCCCTGATGCAGTACCTCCAGTCGCAGGGCAACCCGCACTACTTCAACGGGTGATCTTCTGATGTTCGATCCGTATCGCCGCCACCTCTCTACCGTTGCGGACACCCCGAAGGTGGCGATAGATCATGGCCAACGCGTATACCGACACGTCAGCAATGTCGAACGCGGTACAGACCGCGTACGACAAGTTCTTTGAGTTCGCGCTCCGCGCGCAGCCCATGTTCCGCCAGGTCGCTGACAAGCGCCCGGCGCAGCAGACGGCCCCCGGTGGCTCCGTAGTCCTGGAGCGCTACACCGACCTCGCGACCGCGACCACGGCTCTCACTGAGGCTGTGGACCCGGACTCGGTTGCCATGGGCAACCCGACCACGACCACGATCACGCTCAACGAGTACGGCAACGCGGTGCTTCGCACCCGCAAGCTGTACCTGTTCTCGCTGACCGACGTGGACCCGGCCATCGCGAACATCGTCGCGTTCAACGCGGCGGACTCGGTGGACTCCATCGTCCAGACCACCCTGCGCGGTGGCTCGAACCTGATCCAGCGCAAGAACGGCGCGGTCACCTACGTGACCAACGCGACCTCTTCCACGGTCGGCACCACCATGGTTGCCACGGACGGTTACACGTCCACCCTGGCCCGTCTCGCAGTGGTCAAGCTGCGCACGAACAAGGCGGTCCCCCGCAAGGGCTCGCTGTACTGGTGCGCCATCCACCCGGAGGTCTCCTACGACCTCCGCTCCGAGACCGGCGCGGCTGCCTGGCGTGACCCGCACAACTACTCGGCTGCGGGCAACATCTGGGCGGGCGAGATCGGCGCCTACGAAGGCGCCTTCTACATCGAGTCCCCGCGTTGCTACAACGCCGTGGACGCCGGTACTGGTGACAACACCGTGCGTCGTTTCCGCACCTACTACGCGGGCCAGCAGGCCCTCGCTGAGGCTGTGGCGGACGAGTTCCACACGGTGGCCGGTCCCATCACCGACAAGCTGATGCGGTTCCGTCCGCTCGGCTGGTACGGCGTGGCCGGTTGGGCTCGCTACCGCGAGGAATCCCTGATCCGCGTCGAGACCACGTCGACCATCGACGCGTCCTGATGGTGGTGGATCGTGGCCACGTTGTGGATCTTCCGCACGCCCACGGTGGATGAGGGTCCCGTCTCCTGGGGGGACCCTCTCCTCAACCGGTACAAGCTGGCGCGTGGCATCACGATCCTGGAAGGACCGCCTGGAACTTACCAGGCGGTCCGTTTCCCTACTCAGGACGAGATCGCTGCGGCGACCAACGCCTACCAGGGTGGGCACGAGTTCATTGTCGACGGCACCACCAGGGACGCGATGATCGCGGCTGGTGTCGGCATCACCAGCGCCAACTTCGACTCGGCCCCCGGCACGTTCGGATATGGCGGATTCGGAGAGGGAGGGTTCGGAGGATGACGTACACCAACATCGTTCGGAGCGCCAAGGACTGGGACGTTCCGGTGAACGCGGCGTTCACCGACCTGGACACCCGGGTCACGTCCAACACGTCCAACATCGCCACGAACACGGCGAACATCACCACGGCGCAGAACACGGCCAACACGGCGTCCACCAACGCCGGTACGGCCCTGTTCCGGACTGCCGGGAACACGGCCCCCTACCGCCACGGACTGGCGTCCTGGGCGTTCGACCCGGTGTCCGTTGTGGGTGGGCAGACCGGCACGGCCGGAACCCTGTACCTGGTGTCCCTGTGGAACGACACGGCGACCACGCTGACCAAGTTCTTCTGGGGTATATCGACGGCCGGGGCCTCGCCCACGGCCGGTCAGAACTTCATCGGCCTGTACGACAACACCGGTACCCGTCTGGCCAACGTGAACGTGGACGCCCGGGTGACCGTGGCGAACACGATGCAGACCGAGACGATCAACGTTGCGGTGTCCCCCAATACGCAGTACTGGGGGGCTTTCCTGTTCAACGCCACGACGATGCCCAGCGTGTGGCGAGGCGGCTTCATCTCGGGTCAGCTCGTCAATGCGAACCTGGGCAACTCCACAGCCCGGTTCGCCACCAACGGCACGGGCCTGACGGCCCTGCCAGCGTCCATCACTCCGTCCAGCAACAACACGGTTATGTACACCTTCTGGTGTGCGGTCGCGTAGGGAGAGGCAATGGCAGGCAACGGCGGAATGCAGCCGGTCCGCGACGAGCCCCCGATGTACGAGGGCTCCGCGACCGGCAACGGCGGCAATAGCTGCATAACCAACGTGGACGAGTGCAAGATCCTCGACCAGACCATCATGGACGCGCCCTACCGGTCGGGAGATCTCTCCAACGAGGACGACTCTCACGTGCAGGGCGTGTACCGAGAGAACGACTTCGCAGGGAGCTGACGATGGCGTGCCGCAGCGGCTGCAAGACGCAGGATCATGAATCGTGGGGCGAGTGCCTGCGCGCCGCTGAGGTGCGCACGTACCACGTAGCGGTGTCCAAGGGCTTCGATGCGACCGCGCAGAAGAAGTGGGACTCCGAGCTGCACTCCTATGCCCAGGCCCGCAAGGAAGGCATTCAGCCTGACGGGACGAAGCAGAAGAAGATCGATGAAGCCCGTCGCCTGAGCGACCAGGCGGGTGCCGCATACGGCCGGGACTTCTCCAAGGCCAACCCGATGTGAGGCACTGATGGCTGAGAACGTAGTCAAGGTTGAGTCGATCGCCGGTTCCTTCGGGACCACGGTCGGCACAGCCGTCCCCGGCCCCAACCTGGGTGTCGGCATTCAGGTGGCCACCGGTGTTCAGGTGTCCGCGTCGACCCTGGCTGCCGTGGCCACCACGGGTGCTGGGTCTGCGGCGGACTTCGGGTCCGCCCGGTCCAACGTCACGCTGGTCATCACGACCAGCGCTGGTGTGTCCGCTGGAGCGGTGGCGCTGGAGCTGAGCCAGGACAACACGAACTGGTTCCGTCGTACCCCTGTCACGACCAACGCCGCGTCGACCGTCTTCCAGGACTCCGCTGTCGGCGCATGGCGCTACGCGCGGGCCAACGTGACCACTGGCATCACGGGTGGCACGGTTTCTGCCACCCTGATGGCAGCAGGCTGATCTAGGAGGTGTGACCCATGACCACGCTGGAGGATCTGCGCCAGCGGGTCCGCTCGCAGATCATGGGTTTCACCCGTGACCAGCAGCAGGTATCCGAGCTGGCCGTAGCCATGTCCCCCACGGACACGACCTTCACGCTCGACTCCAACACGGTGCGGAACATCTCCCGTGGCCTGGTGGAGATCGATGACGAGCTGATCCTGGTCAAGTCCGTGGACCAGTCCACGAACGTCGCCTCTATCGTCGGTCTGACCAACGGCCGTGCCCAGCACGGGTCGGTGGCCGCGTCGCACGCGCAGAACGCGATCGTGACCATGTCGCCGGTGCTGCCCCGCGTCCGGGTCACGGAGGCGATCAACCAGGCCATCCTGGCCTGCTACCCGACGATCCCGGTGTTCGGGACCACGGAGATCACGAAGAGCGCCCCGGTCTTCGAGTACCAGATGCCAGCCGACGCGGAGGACATCTGGTACGTCGTGTCCGACACTGTCGGCCCGTCCCAGGTGCACTACCCGTCCCCGCGCTGGCGGTTCAACGGCAACGCCCCCACGTCCGACTTCTCCACGGGGAGGTCGGTTCAGTTGCTGGACTTCGTGACCCCTGGCCGGTCCATCCGGATCGTGTACACGAAGTCGCCCACCACGCTGACCAACGCCACGGACCTGCTCACAGCAACCGGGTACGACGACCGGATGCAGGAAGCCATCGTGTGGGGCGCCTGCGCCCGCCTGGTGCCTGCCTACGAGTCCGCCCGGCTCCAGCAGCTCGCGGTCGAGGGCACGGAGCGGGCCAACCTGGTGCCTGCGGGGGCAGCCTCCAGGGCTGCCGCCTACTACGAACAGCTCTTTGAGGTGGCGCTCCAGCGGGAGCGGGACCGGGTGCTGGAGCAGACCCCCAACTACGCTTTCTGGCAGGGAGGCTGAGATGGCGAACAGCTACTTCTACAGCAACATCGCCAGCCCGACCACCCTGTCGGGCAACATCAACAACTCGGTGGGGTCGTGCACGGTGGCGGCCACCACCGGGTGGCCGAACAGCACCCCGTACATCATCGCCATCGACTACGGCACGGCCAACGAAGAGCTGGTCAAGGTCACGAACAACGCCTCGGGGACGCTGACCATCGTCCGTGGCTTCGGTGGCACCAGCGCCGTGTCGCACTCGACGGGCGCTGTGGTCCGGCACGTGTTCAACGCGCAGGACATCAC